GGACGCAAGTCCTTTATTTCCTGAAGAGAGTGCGTTCGACGGAGTTGCGGACAGTGCAATAGGCGGGATTGCCATGGACCCGATTCGATCGGGCCTATATGTGAAACTTAAAGAAAAGGTTCACATCAAACGCAAAATCTCATTGCTCAACTTCCTATACGAGTTAAGAGAAACTCGCAGGATGTTTGAGTTTTGGGATAAGCATAGGGCGTTACTCGCTAATATTGCATCCGGTCACCTTAATGTAAGGTATGGCTGGCGTCCGTTTCTGTCTGATGTTGTTAACCTTCTGAAGGGTTTGTCCTCTTATAGGGACAATCTTAAGAAGCTGATAGCGGAGGAAGGGAAGATCCTTGTATTTCATTACAATGAACTTCTCGACTTCCCTGAACACATCAAAGTGTTTCGCAATCCAAACTACTGCTCTACGACTAACGTCCCAAACCTTTACGGGTTAGGATATCAGGCAAAGAGCTCGTTTGTAACTCCGATTCGCATACGGGGTACTGCAAAGTACTCCTACGGCTTACCGGAGATGTCGAAACATCAGGCTGAGGTTCGGGCACTCTGCGACGCATTCGGCGTCGTATGGGATCCTGCAATAATCTGGGATGCAATACCATTCAGCTTTGTAGTTGATTGGTTCTTCCGCGTTGGCGATTTCTTGACCGCCAGCTACGCGAAGCCTGCTATTCCAGTATATCTAAGGATTCATGAGGTCTGTTGGAGTGTCAAGCTCCGACAGGTGACTCAGATACAATCTGAGTTCCCCCATGGGGATCCGTGTGATACTACTAATCCTAGGGTCTTTTCGACCGTCGGGACTATGTCAGGGTCATACTATAAGCGGTGGCTGGATAATGAATTGTCCAGACAGGTGCTTATTCGTGCCGGTTGGGATCCTTTCAGCGTTGAAAAAACGCTCATAGGTGCGTCCTTGATATTCTCGAGGAATCCCCGGTGAATACCATGCATGACCAATTGCGTGGATTGTGTGCAATCGTTAGGCTACTCATATGATCGCAGATCCTGTGAATAGTCGATTCCAGAACGTGCTCGGTAGCGGCGTCTCAAGTGTGGACGTCACTGCCGACATGGTTGCGTTCGGGCCTGGTAGTAAAACCACCAGAAACCTGAACGTACCGTTGGGACTGGCGAGTTATCTTGCGTCAGGAAAGTTCTCTTTTGAACATTCCGAAACGAAGGGTTCTCGTCGTCGCAGCGTACTGCGTCTCGACCTACAGGGATTGGCTAATATCGATAATCTCGCTATTAGTGCAATCTCAACCTCCGCCTATCTTGTTCTTGATCGCCCAGTTAACCTACTGGGTGGTCAACAGGATAAAGGCGTGATCGATGCAAACCTGAGCATACTTATCAACTCGCTGGTGACTTCAAAAGCATCAGCGGGCGACGCGGTATGGTCAGCGTTGCTTCAGGACTGGTACCGTGGCGAACCCTAACAATAACGCTATTAGGCGAAATTGAAAGAGAACGAAACTGCATATATCACTGTTGTCCTAGACGGACATCCCGTTGCCGTATTTGAAGTGCAATTACCCCTTGTTAAAGGGCAAAAGCATCTCTTAACGGTGGGCACTGGTGGTGTATGCGAAGTACGAGTCGTGAAACCAACCCTTAACAAAACAAGTCGAAAGACTCGCCGAGTTAAGGTTATGAGGGCATAGTTATGCGAAGTTGTGTAGCTTTGATGGGTTACCCATATAGGGGCCTATGAAAAGCAAGCCGGACGTATTCTACGTCCAGTTAACACAGCTCCTGCTTAACGATGTAGCCAGTGTACTAGGATTGGACTTCTCTCGTGATGCTGCAGAAATGCAGAAGCGCGTAGAGGAGGAGGGCCTTGGTTTTCTGACCAAGCGCCTGCCTGCCCTAGGGAAGAGCTTCGATGCTTTTCTCGCAGGCGGACGTCCACCAGACTTCACGGGGTTCAGACTCCGTGAGGACAGAGTTCCCAAATTCTTGGGTGATCTCTGGATTATGGTGTATCCGACGGTAACGTCGATTAGTGCACTGAAGCACCTAAGGCAAATTTTGTACGTTCTGTACAAATTAGAATTGCCCTATGATGACAAGACGACGACGAAAGTTGTCGACTCGTTCGTTGAAACCGATGCGGCCTTACCTCCCTCTTTTGAAGGGAGTGATAGTGCTCTTGACCTTGCTGCTGCTTTGGCGGCAAGGATTACCTGTCGGTGCGACATTGATAAAATGTTGCCGCGGCATGGTCCAGGAGCTGTGGCCGACCGATTACACCACTGGGAAAAGATGACCTTCCGGTCGTTTTACCCAGAGGTGGAGAAGTGCTTTCCATTCTATGAATGGTTAGTACCCTCGTTATCGGCAGTCGCTGAACGCGACCCATCGACCCTAGTCGAGTCCTTGAAGCGAGCACGGGTTGTGCTTGTCCCAAAGGATTCGAGGGGTCCTCGGTTAATCAGTTGCGAGCCGGCTACCTTACAATACCTCCAACAGGGCATAGCCAACCAATTGGTTGATGTCATAGAGTCACACCCCCTAACAAGGGGTCATGTGAACTTCCGTGACCAATTAATCAATAGGCGCTATGCCCTCTGGGGCAGTATGGGAGCTGGCTGGGCGACGTTGGATATGAAGGACGCGTCTGATAGAGTGTCATTGGCCCTTGTAGAAAGGGTCTTTGGCATGAATCAGCAGTACCTTGAGTATCTTCTATCGACTCGATCGGTAGAGACCGAGCTACCTGACGGGCGAGTAGTGAAGCTCCGCAAGTTTGCTCCAATGGGTTCAGCATTATGCTTCCCGGTGGAGTCGCTTGTGTTCTTCCTACTTGCTGTTGCGGTGCTTGTTACCCGCCTGCGCTATCCCCTTCACAGGGCGACACGCGCAGTTTGGGTGTACGGCGATGACATGATCTGCGCTTCCAAAGACTCGGAAGCGATCGTGCAATACTTCGAAACTGTTGGACTTTTGTTCAACAAGTCGAAGTGTTGTGTAGAAGGTCACTT